ACGCGCCGCAGAAATCAACCAACGCACACCGTGCACCGAAGAACTTGTGGGAGCGTGTTGTATGAGTCCCGAAGTTAGAAAACTTACCGAGAAACTTGGTGTGGAAGAAACGCTTAACCGCTTGCTTGGGTTTGCACGAACCGCACACGCATGGAAACAAGAGACAGGTGAAAAGTTAAACACACAGCACTACATAGCAGTGGTGTCTGCATTAAACACGGAGAAAAAGAAATGAGCGATCACGTGACATTTGGAGTTACGTCACACGAGTTCACCGAAGTGTTGCGCCTCGACAAAGAAGGCATGCACTACAAGGGTGAGGTTGTGAAGGACGCAGGGGAAGCACACGAGGTGTTTCTGTCTGTGATGAAACAGATGCAGGAGGAGTCACGCGAACACCGCAAGCCTTGGCTGTGGTGGCAAGACGTGAAGGTGATGTGCGCCTTTGGGTTGTGTGTCGGGTTGATTTGGGGTGCGTCATGGGGAAGATGAAACAACACTTCACACAAGAATTTGGTGACATCTTCCGTGTCAACGACATAGGTGAACGTATCTACCAGTGTGGTTGGAACGCCGCGCTGGAGGAAGCCGCCAAGCAAATAGACAAGATGCCATTTGGGGATGACACCATTGCATCCTTCACGGTGTTCTTGCGTGACATGAAAGAACCCATACCATGAAGTGCCCCGTATGCAATGCACCCTCAGACGTAAAAGAAACTAGGACAAGAGATGACCACATATACAGAAGACGATTGTGTTTCAACGAACACATCTTCACGACCGAAGAAAGATTCAAACGTGTTATCACAAGAGGAGTTGATGCGGTGGTGGCCCTTCACAAGGCTAGACCCAAAACGATTCCCAAAGGTGACTGAGCAACATGACGACTACGAAGAAGCACCATTTTAAGAAAGGCACAAGATGATTGATCCGAAATACACCGAGCAACCCACACCGATGGAGATGCGATTCAACGGCACACGTGCAGACGACTTACAGATTGGTGGTGACCACTACAAGGACATGGGCGTGCAACCGTGGTCTGTGATGGAGAGCGTACTAACACGTGAGGAGTTCATTGGATTCCTCAAAGGCAACGTCATCAAGTACTCGATGCGCCAAGGCAAGAAAGGCGAGTTCGATGCGGGTAAGTGCACCCATTACATGCAGAAACTGAAAGAGGTTTTAAATGGACGATGAAGAACGCCAAGCCGAGATTGACCGAGTTGCGGCAGAGATGGAAGATGCGCATGCCCAAGAAGCAGACCGTAAGACTGCTGAGATTATGGAGAGGCTAGACCTACAAGCATTGAACGCAGGTATCAACAAGACTGTCAACCCAACATCTTTGGAGGCGGCAGTCAACATGAAGATCAACATGCAAGACAGATATTCAACAGGGTGGAATGACCCAAGGATGATGGTCATGGCGCAGTCCAAGCCCGACTACAACATCACGTTTCAGAACAGCGTGACTGATGAACAAGGCAACACGAAGAACGTGCGGATTGGCAAACTCGATTTCAACGGTGACACGATGAAGTTTGAGGGTAACTTTGAGGAGAGCGCAGTCAAGTTCATGGATCACTTGGCGGGTAGCTTCAACGGAAGACTCAAAGCCGAGCACGTCAACGCGGCAAAACTTCTTGTGGAGTTCGTCACGTTTGAGTTGGGCGATGAGATGGAGTTGGATGATGCGTACCGCAAGGGATTCAACGATGCCATATACGCAGTGCGCGGCATACTGTCCAAGAAGATCAAAGAGATGGAGAACAAGCCATGACCCCGCAAAGTTTTGACATCGACACTTGCAAAGAAGTTGTAGGGGATGCTCGGATGCGAACCATCGAAGCCAAGGCAAGGCAAGATGCGGACAACGGCGTTGTGGATGCACCAAAAGAAGCAAAAGGAACTTACTGGGATAAAGCGTATTCATACATGGAGTACATCGTGTACATAACAGCGCACCAAAAAAGGCTGGAGCGGATTCAACGGATGAAGGAGAGAGCATGAGATACCGAATCACGTACAGCAACGGCAACTACGCTGACTGGGATTCAATGCAAAAAGAACTTGCATGGGCATACAAGTGGGGCATATTCCTGTATGCCATCCGACTCAATATTGGGGCGTGGAGGGCAGGGCACAAGTCATTTAAATACTGGCTGTATGTCCTACGCAGGAAACCAAAGATTACACGGGAGGAAACGTGAACATCCCACGAGCAATACGTGAGCAGGTCAAGGAGTACGAGAAGGCGGGGTTCCACGTAACGCAAGTGGAGCCACGTAGCGGGGCGCACTTCAAGATTTGGTTCGCGGAGTTCCCCGAGCGTCCGCAGATCGTCACCAAGAACGTGCTTGAGTGGCGGTCATTGAAAAACAACATTGCACGTTATCGCCGACTGGCGAGAGGAGAGAGTGAATGACTAAACGACTGGAAACAAATTTAGACAGGCTTGCCGCTGAAGCTGGCATAGCAGAAGTAACACCGGAGATACGTATGTTTGCGTGGCTTATAAACCAAGACTCACTGCAAGGGTTTTGGGAAGCGGCGCAACACTATGCGAAGTTTGAACAAGAAAAAGTAGATAGGTACTTGAAGGAAAAGAAATGAAACTGATTACGATTGACTTTGAGACTTTTTATTCTGCGGACATCGGGTTCGCAAAGCAGACGACTGAGGAGTACGTGCGTGACCCACAGTTCCACGTCATCGGTGTGGCTGTGAAGGTTGACAACGAGGAGCCGCAGTGGGCGAGTGGCACACACGAAGAACTTGCTACGTGGTTAAACACGTTCGACTGGGCTGGTTCGATTGCGCTTGCACACAACGCCATGTTCGATGGGTTCATCCTGAACGAGCACTTCAACATCCAACCAAAGTTTTGGGCTGACACACTGTGCATGGGACGAGCCATTCATGGTGTCGAGGTGAGCGGTTCTCTTGCCGCACTTACAGAGCGTTATGGGCTGGGAGCCAAGGGCACAGAGGTAAACAACTTTAAGGGTTATAGCCGCACCGACTTTCAAGATTGGGAGTTGTCCAAGTACGGTGACTACTGCATCAACGATGTAAACCTGACCTACGCACTGTTCAACAAAATGATGGCTGATGGTTTCCCGAAGAAGGAGATGCACGTCATCAACCAAACAGTTCGCATGTTCACGGAACCCGTGCTGGAGTTGGATACCACATTACTGGTAGAGCACTTATCAGATGTTCAGGGACGCAAGGCAGCGCTGCTGGCTGAAGTGAACATGGACAAAGAAGATTTGATGAGTAATCAGAAATTCGCCATGTTCTTGGAAGCCTTGGGTGTACCCGCCCCGAAGAAGATCAGTCCGACTACTGGTAAGGAAACACTGGCACTTGCCAAGAACGATGAGGAGTTCAAAGCCCTTGCCGAGCACCCCGATGTGAGGGTGCAAGCGTTGGTCGCGGCACGGTTGGGTACGAAGTCAACCCTTGAGGAAACACGTACACAGAGGTTTATCGGTATCGCGTCACGTGGCAAGCTCCCCGTACCAATCAAATACTATGCCGCGCACACAGGCAGATTCGGTGGGGATGACAAGATTAACCTGCAAAACTTGCCGAGCCGAGGTGCTAACGCCAACAAGTTGAAGATGTCGATCAGGGCACCCGAGGGTTACGTGATCATTGATGCTGACTCCGCGCAGATCGAAGCACGTGTGTTGGCATGGCTGTCGGGTCAGGCTGACTTGGTGCAAGCGTTCGCCAACAAGGAAGATGTGTATAAGAAGATGGCATCGGCTATCTACGGCAAGCCCGAAGCTGACATCACGAAGGACGAGCGGTTCGTGGGCAAGACCACAATCCTTGGGTGCGGTTACGGCATGGGGGCTGTGAAGTTCCAAGGACAGTTAAAGACGTTTGGTGTTGAAGTCTCACTCGATGAGGCCCGACGGATCATTGACATCTACCGTAAAACAAATCCTGCTGTGACAACTTTATGGAAGCAGGCCCAGAACATGTTGGTCGCCATGTCACGCGCAGAAAACTGTGTGTTGGGCAAGGCAGGTGTGCTGATGGTGGACGCGTGGGAGAAGGCGATCAAGTTGCCGAGCGGACTGCTGATGCGGTACAACGACTTGCAGTATGCGCAGACCGAGAACGGTGTTGAGTTTTCCTATAAGACGCGCTACGGTAGAACACGTATCTACGGAGGCAAGGTCATCGAGAACGTGTGCCAAGCTATTGCACGGTGCATCATTGCGGAGCAAATGCTCAAGATCGGCAAGAAGTACAAGGTGGTGTTGACAGTGCACGATGCGATTGCATGTGTTGTCCCCGAGGCCGAGGTTGCCGAGGCACAAGCATACGTTGAGGAGTGCATGCGGTGGACGCCTGAGTGGGCGAGTGGATTACCTGTTAACTGTGAGAGCGGACATGGAAAAGCATACGGCGATTGCTAAAGGTTGGAGAAAGAGGCAGATTGTGGAGAAGCAGATGAACAAGCTGATTGGAAAAGACGACACCATAAAGAACTGTGTGCCCATCGGAAGTATTGAGTTGAAGTTGGCTGTGGCAAGGGCAGAGGGTTATTCCATCCGAGAGGACAAAACGAGGTATCACCACATTGTTGGGGATACAGTTGTTACCTCAGTGGACGAAACCAAGCCGACCTATTACTACTACAACGACAACATGTTGTTGCCAATGTTTGATCCGTACCGCGTAGCAATGGAGTTTTACCTGAGAGCGAAGCAAATTAAAGGAGAAGCAGATGATTAAAGAACCTGAAGACGAAGCGTTTGAAGAACTTGAACGAGCACAACAACGCAGAGAGTTGTTGGTGGACAAGGGATGTGCCGAGCGCGGTTGCATGGGGTATGACGACCGAGACGGTGACACACCTGTAAAGATGCGGGTGTTTGAAGACGACGACGACATCCAAATCTACAAGAAACCTTGGCGTGGGCTGACGCAAGATGAGCAAATGAAGATACTGTGGGACATAAGATACCCAAGCAGGGCTTCGTTACTTCGTGCAGTGGAAGCCAAACTCAAGGAACTTAATTCATGACTGAACTGATTGACTACGCCGCACCCATGATGCGTATTGAAACATTGCTTAAAGACATGCACAATCTGTTACTGGATAATAAGTTTGATCAGGCAATCGAGTTATCACCCGTGATAACTGCCGAAGCCAAACTACTTCAGCACACCCTGATCCTGATGAAAGAAAACAGAAGATGAAATGGTCATACAGTAGCATGAAGCTCTTTGAGCAGTGCCCCCGAAAGTACTTTCACCTGCGGGTGCTCAAAGACGTTGTGGAACCTGAGAGTGAGGCCATGAACTACGGCACACGTTTCCACGAAGCCGCCGAGTTGTACATACGAGATGGCACCCCGATCCCCGAATACTTTAAGTTTGCCAAGGGCGCACTGGACAGTCTCAAGCAAATCGAAGGCGAGAAGATATGCGAGTTTGAGATGGGCATCACTGCTGACTTGGAACCCTGCGGCTTCAAGGATGAGCGCGTGTGGTACCGAGGCATCGCCGATCTGCTGATCATCAACCGCGAAAAGGGTGAGGCACGAGTCATCGACTACAAGACTGGCAAGAGCGCCAAGTACGCCGACCCTGATCAACTAGAACTCATGTCTCTGTGTGTATTCAAACACTTCCCCGAGATCAAGAAGGTCAAGGCGGGACTACTGTTCGTGATTGCCAACGCGTTTCCCAAGGCACAGTTTGACTTGACCGACGAGGTGAAGTGGGACAAGTGGAAACACAAGCACCACAGATTGCAAGCGGCATACGATAATGACACATGGAACCCGAAGCCGAGCGGCTTGTGCAAGGCGTGGTGTCCTGTGTTAACTTGTTCACACAATGGGAGGGCATGATGCCATACACCAAATCACCACGTCCGTACAAACATGAGTACGAGAAGCAGAAAGCGCGGGGCGAATTACCTGACCGGATGGAGCGTCAACGCGCCCGAAGGAAAGTTGATGCCAGTTTCCCCGATCTGAACAAGAACGGGAAGGCCGACAAGCGCGAGGGCAAGGACATCGACCACGTGAAGATGCTTGCCAAGGGCGGCTCAAACAAAGACGGCATCCGTATAATCACACCCGCCAAGAATCGTGCCCGTAATGGTCACAGCGTGAGAGAAAAGGGTGGGAAAAAACCCTAATTGACATCCCCTGCAAGGGTTGTTATATTGGAATTTCGGCATCGGCGGTGTGGTGAGTACACACAGATCGACAAGACTAGGTTGCTTGGTTTGAATCCAAGACGATGCCCCTGAGATAGAGCAGATTGCGGACACCGCTTTCTGCCTATTTTGCATTTATAACGAGAAGATGAAACGGTATGGAAATCATTGAAAACAAGGCACTCTTGTTGAAACTGCGCGACCCCGAAAAGGTCACAGCAGTCATACCCAAGAGTCGCGTGATGGGTGAGCACAACGTGTTGGTGCATTGGGGTTTGGACGAGGCGCAAGTCTTGAAGAACCTGAAGATCAAAAATGTTCCTTCACCAATCCTACGTAGCTACGCGTGGCCCGGGTTGTACAAGCCATTCGATCACCAGAAAACAACTTCTGCGTTCCTCACTTTAAACAAACGGGCCTTCTGCCTCAACGAGCAAGGCACTGGCAAAACTGGATCAGTCATTTGGGCGGCTGACTACCTGATGAAGCAGGGGCGCATCAAGCGCGTACTGGTCATCTGCCCCCTATCAATCATGGACTCTGCGTGGAGGGCTGACCTGTTCAAGTTCGCCATGCACCGCTCCGTAGACATCGCACACGGCTCCGCTGAGAAACGCCGAGCAGTCATTGAATCCCAAGCTGAGTTTGTCATCATCAACTTCGATGGTGTCGAGGTGGTGGCTGATGCCATCGACAAGGGTGGGTTCGACCTGATTGTGGTGGACGAGGCGAACGCCTACAAGAACGCGCAAACAAATCGTTGGAAGGTGCTCAATGGTTTGGTCAAGTCCGATACGTGGCTGTGGATGCTGACTGGCACCCCTGCCGCTCAATCCCCTGTGGACGCATACGGCCTTGCCAAACTTGTCAATCCGATGGGTGTGCCCAAGTTCTTCGGATCATTCAAAGACATGGTGATGTACAAGGTCACGCAGTTCAAGTGGGTACCCAAGCCGAGTGCACTGGACACGGTGTTCAACGCCCTGCAACCCGCCATCCGATTCACCAAGGCCGAGTGCCTCGACCTGCCCGAGATGACGTACGTCAACCGCGAGGTGGTGCTGACCAAGCAACAGCAGAAGTTCTACAACCTGATGAAGAACCGCATGGTCATGGAAGCCGCAGGGGAGGAGATCACCGCAGTCAACGCCGCCGTGAACCTGTCCAAACTCTTACAAATAAGTTGTGGTGCGGTCTATTCGGACACCAAGGAGGTGGTGGAGTTCGACATCAAGAACCGCTACGCCGTGCTCAAAGAAGTTATTGACGAGGCCAACCAAAAGGTGCTGGTGTTCGTGCCGTTCAAGCATGCCATCGACCTGATCACCGCCAAGCTACGCGAGGATGGGATCACCTGTGAAGTCATCCGTGGAGATGTGTCTGCCGTCAGACGCACCGAGATTTTCAAACAGTTCCAAGAGACACCGGAACCTCGGGTTCTTGTGATTCAGCCGCAATCTGCCGCCCACGGCGTGACGCTCACAGCCGCCGACACGGTGGTGTGGTGGGGGCCGACATCCTCGCTGGAAACCTACGCCCAAGCAAACGCACGTGTACATCGTGCTGGGCAACGCCATCCATCGGTTGTGATCCGCCTGATGGGGTCTAACGCAGAAAAACATGTTTACACAATGTTAGACACTAAAAACGACGTTCACACACAAATTGTTGATCTTTACAAACAATTGCTTGACTAACATAAAAATTGAGATATACTGAGAGTTCCTACAACCAACCGGAGAGATGAAATGACAGAGGAAACTGCAATTACCCCTGTGCCCGCTGAGAAGCTGGTGCGGGTTTATTTGAAAATGAAGACCGCCAAAGTTGACCTTGAAGCGCAAGTCAAAAAAATTGACACGCAGATGGATCAGATCAAAGCGGCTTTGCTTGCATACTGCAAGGAACAGAGCCTTGAGAGTGTTCGCACTACCGAGGGGCTTTTCTACCGCAGTATCAAGAAGCGGTACACCACGAACAATTGGGAAGCGATGGGCAAATTCGTCCTTGAGCACCAAGTGCCCGAGTTGTACGAGAAGCGGCTCCACCAAGGCAACATCCAACAGTTTCTTGAGGAGCATCCCGACTTACTGCCGCCCGGACTCAACGTGGACAGTGAGTACACCATAACTGTGAGGAAAGAATGATGAACGACCAATACGTCTCCATCGAAGATGTAGCCAAGTACTACTCGGTGTCGGTGTCAACCGTCCGTGCGTGGATTCGTACGAACAAGCTGACATCCACTGATTTTCTGAAGCTAGGCAACACGTACCGATTCAAGATCGCTGACGTGGATGCGGCTCTGCGCCGTGTGTCTGCTGACGAAGCCCCCGCACCTGTCGAGGCACCCGCCACGACTATTGCCGACCCGACTGCCCCTGTGCAGTTGGAGTTGAACTTTAACCCTGATCAAGACGTGTAAGGAGAATGAGATGAAACGAAAAATTACTGCAATCGCCCTCGTGACCGCCGCCCTGCTGACCGCATGCGGGAAATCAGAAGTGTCTTTTAATTCCTTGGAGGAAGCCAAAGGCACCGCTCGTGAGAACGCACTGTGGAACGCACAGAAATACCGCCAAGAGAACGTGTTGCTCAAAGGCTGGGACATCATCGGACGTGGTGACTCCACTCAGGAGAACTCATGCCCACAAGGTGATGGCTGGGCAACGATGGAGTTTGTCAACCCTGACAAAAACAAAATGGTCAAAGTCAAGTGCTCAACCGTATCCGCGAATACCGGATGCCTTGAGGACGCAGACTTCAAGACCAAGCCTTTTGCATCAGATGACGGTCACTGCCAAGCGACCAACAAGGTGCCTTACCCACTGCCAAAGATCGCAAAGTAAATCATGTTTGATTTACTTTTGGGTCTAGGTGTAACCGTAGTGGCTTTCATTGCTTTCTACCTTGGCTATGGCGCTGGTTACGCTTCAGCCAAATTCAAAAAAACCGAAACTAAGGAAACGACAAATGTCTGAACTCACACTGTTTAAAACTGGACTTCCCAGCTACCTGAAGAACCTGCAAGAAGATGACACCACCTCCTCACTGGCAGGTGGCGAAGTAGGCCAACGCAAGATCAGCATCAAAGGCGGCGTGTTCCGCGAG